GACTAGCTTCAGTTTTAGGCTGCAGCTTTCTTTTTAATACGAAGGAATCCGTTATAGCCGACTACGTTCCCACCAGTAAACACTGATGCTTTGTAGCTAATGATTCCATCTTTGAACTTGTAATCCGTAGACTTGCCAATTTCTACTGATGAGAATACAGGTACTTCATAATTCTTAAGTGCACCATAAGCGATACCATATTCACCAGCTACTGTATTGCTATCGGAAATTGCTTTACAATGCGAATTAATGATATAAGGAATACCATCAATGGTTTTGTTGACATAATCAATCGTATGAACTTTGCGACCTTCTTGAGTCTTGAGACCAGCAAATGCACGTAGATCATTCTTATTCAAGATAAGCACTGCACCACCTTCGATTTCCTCATCTCCACCATAGGCAAAGACAATGTCATCAAGCGTTTGATCTGTGATTGCTTCGATTTCAAGTGCTGCTTTATCTGCAAGTGCCACTGCTGCATCACTAAAGATTCCTGTGAAGGTGTTAGTTGTTCCTGCACCACGTAAGATCTGTTCGCTGATTTTCTTTTTAAGTGAAATGTTGATGTTACGTAATACTTCAGCTTGATAAGGAATCGCTGGTAATTTTTCAAGTTCTTCTGTGATTTCTGTGTAAGCAGTAATCTTTACTTTGGAAATAGTTAAATAACCAAATGCAGGCTCTGTTTCACTATAAGGTTGTCCTTCAAGAGTCGTTCCAGCAATACCGTTACTTTTTACAAATGATTTCTTGTAAGTCTCCCCACCGTTTAAGTTGATTACATTAACACGATCTACAAGCGATGAAACTTGAGCAAATGGTACTGGTGCTAATCCAGAAGCAGTATGTTCTGGAAGTAAAATCTCTTCACTTGATACTTGGATCACACGATTTTCACGTAAACTAGCTGCACGTTTTTCGAATTTTTCTTTATCAATTTGAGTGCGATTATCAATGATGATAGGTTTTATTTCAGCTTTACTTGCAATTGCCATTTTCTTGTCAATCACACTGCGTTCTTCTTGAAGTTCACTAGTTTCTGTTTCAAGTGCTTCAAGTTTTGTAATATCTGCTTCATTATCGACAAGACTTCTGATTTCAGTCAATCTTGTTTCGATTTCTTTTCGTCTTAATTCTAAATTCATGATTTCATTCTCCTTTTAGATTTGGGTTTTTATTTTGATACGTTTTTTGATAATACTTGATTTTTGTTCTTGCTCATCTAACTCCATAGCCTTTAGTTCTAACTCCATAGATTCTAAAGAACGAGCATATATAGAGGTTGCATCATATGCAGGTGTATCCACAACCGACACATCATACAAGCGTTCTATCTTAGTAATAGTTCTTTTTGGAATTCTACCTTCACGATTCCATACTTGTTCATCTACAGTAAATGCAAAACTCATCTTATCTAACAAGCCACTTCTTACCATTTTGTAAATGTCTTGATTCGTATTGGTATCCAATAATTCTGCACGAACCTTAAGTCCAATACTATCGACTGTTAATGATAATGATTGATTCTTGGTTCTGGCGATAATTAAAAAGGAGTCCATATGATTGTATTTCATTGGAACATCCTTCATCTTCGTTTCTGATAGTGCTCTTGAATCGATTTCTTCTAAGAAGCCGTATTCTTCATCACCGATTAAAGTTTCATTATTAAAGACTAATGCATAGCCTTCTAATATCATTTTGTTTTCTTCTTCATGAAGGGTGACATCAGCAAGTCTAGTTTCCTTGATCATTATGTCTGACCTCTACTTTCTTTGTTTTGAGTGTTACTTGTTTTTGATATTCATATTCAAGCTCTGAGTCTTTGTAAAAAAGTGACTCGAGTTTTTCTTTCTTGCAGTAATCATCGATGATGATTGTTTTAGCTTTTTGTGTTTCCAGAATGACTTTTAAAGCATCTTCTGATATCTTTCCATTAACTGTTATCTTCATCTATTGGTTCCTCCGTTCCAACTTGATATTGATTTGCTTTATCTGCATCGACAAAGTTTAGTGATTGAAGTCGTTTGTTTCCACCTTCGATAGGCTCTAATCCTAATAGTGCTCTTGATTCATTGAGTGACATAATACCAAGACTCATGAGTTTTTCAATTGCAGTAACTTTTGTATTCCATGAAGCGTATTGTAATCTCTCACTATAAAAAATAATTTCCTCGCCACGTTCCAATTGGTTATTGGTAAGTAGACCTATAGAAAAAGCCTCGCTAAGTTGAATAGCTAAAGGCTCTATGGTTGATTCATAAAAAGAATTAAATTCTTCTTCTGTATATTTGCTTGTAAAGATTGGCACTGACACACCAAAGTAATCGAGTATCTTTGCTTGTAAGAATTCCAGTGTATCTTTATCGATTAATTTAGGATCAACATTGAGTGGGATGTATTCACTCTTTAAATCAACCGGAATAATTGAACTGCTTTTTAAGTTTACTGAATCAGATAGTGCAGCATCAAATAGTTCTCGTTGTTTCTTCTTGTCTGTTTCTGATAACATCCCATTCATCTTAAGAATACCTTTGATTTGCATTGAAGATTTAATCGCATTATCAATTCCTTGAAGTAAACTATCATTTATAGATATCGTTTTAAGAATTGCTTCGTGATCTCCTGTTGATCCATTACCACCAAAGATATCATTTTGTCCGAAATGACGTCTTAAATGGATGATATTATCGTATGGTAAAATATATGACTCTCCATTATCAAACAACAGCTTAATGAAATATGTATCTGAACCATCAATAATCATTTCAACTGTTATAGGTCTAAGTGGATAAATTCCTCTGAGCTCTCCAGTATCCTTATCAAACTTTGGATAAATGAATGCATTATCATTTAGCAAAAGTAATGTAATAGTTTTGTAAATAAAATCATATGGTGTCATGATTTCGTTTGGTTTATACTTCAAAAGAAAAGACAGCCTACCTTTTTTCTCAGTCACTGTCTTGTCATTTTCGGTTTTAATAAATCTTGGTTTAAGTTTTGCACATTGACTAGCTACCCTATCAATACATATCTTAACCACATCACTTTTTGAAATATTCGTACCAAATGGTGTGTAAAATGTATTTAAATTACTAATTAACTGGAGTGCATCAAATGATCCAGTTTTACTTTTTCTCTTAATTAGACCCATGCGCGCCTCCTATTACTAATATTCATCATAATCATTCCATTCTCCACAATAATCACAAAAAAATCCAATTTCTTCATTACTTGGATCTTCAATTTGCTGATCAATTGGTACTTGATGTGTTATATTAATTTTCCCTAAACTGTTATAAAAGCTAATGCTTGTTTCTTTATAATCCAAGTGAATCTTTACAGTACATGCCTGTCCACAATTTTTACAATAAATTGTTTTCGTGTAATGAGACATGGTTATATCCTCCATATAATTATGTAGATATTATATCATATTCTCATAATCTGTTTTGTATCGGTTTAAAATAACATAAGCAATGATTAACGCTACAGTCCCATCAATACGTTTATACTTAGAGTTCAATTTTGATGGTTGAATGTTTCCATTCAAATCCACTTTAGCTTGGGTATTTGATAGACACCATTTAAGAATAGGATTGTTATTGTAGTTCACTAAGTTATTCTTTAGGTCAGCTTCTAGGATTTTCATAGGTTCAGATAATGAGTAAATACCTTGTCTGACTTTATCCATGTTAAATCCTAAGTCTTCCATCTCTTTTATCCAATACTGTGAGTTCCAGGGATCGTAGCCAACCCATAAAGGTCTGATCCCATACGTTTGTATCATCTTCATGAACCATTGAGTTACTAAGCTAAAATCGTTTTGATTACCTTCTGTTAAAGTTACAAAACCCTTCTTTATCCAAATATCATATGGAACATTATCTTCTTTGATTCTTTTTTCTACCACTTCACTTGGCATAAAGAAATGTGAAATAACATATTTTTTATTGCTATCTCTTTTTTGGAGAACTAAAACTGCTGCAGTTAAATCTGTAGTTGATGATAAATCTACACCACCTATTGCATATGAATCTCTTAATTCATCCATTAAATATGTATCTTCATTGTTTAGATCATCAAATGATAACCATGATCCGCTATCTGCTTGTTTGATATTGAAATCCTTACAAAGCATGGTAACCCTTGTGGATAGATCATGTTTAGATTTATTCATAACATCTTCTAGGTAGTGACTTAGTTTGACTACACCAAGACTTGGATTTGATTTTTGCCATGTTGCCTTATCTTCATATATTTCTTTGGTTGAGTCTTGTGTGTATAACCAGGGAAGAACTCTTTCATCATGAATCACACCTTTTAGCATCTTTCTAGCATAGTCTAGTTTGCTATCTAAAAAACCACCGATGGTTGTCCCTTCAGTGGTGATGATAAATATAAGTGGTTCTTTCTTAGTTGATTGTGATTGCTTAATCGCATCATAGACTTTTGAATCTGTCATCTCATGAACTTCATCAATACAACCTACTTCGATATTGTATCCATCCTTATTTCTGGATTGAGCAGATAATTTTTTGATCTTGTTTTTTGTTTTTGGAGAATAGATGTGGAAGATATTTTTTTTGCTTCTTGTCTCTTTTGAAAGTGCTGGAGATTGCTCTCTCATGTTATTAATCTCTTCAAAAAGAATGTTTGCTTGTTCTGTTGTATTTGATGCACAAACAATATCAACACCACCGCTTGAGAGAAAGAATTCAGCTAAATCGATACCAGCAACAAATGTCGTCTTTCCATTCTTACGTGCAATCAGTAAAATAACTTCATTGAATCTACGTAATCCAGAATCAGCCATCTTGAATCCGTATGCAGTTTGAATAAGTGCTTTTTCCCAGAGTTCTAAGATAAACGGTAATCCATTAAATGGTGACTTTGTGTGTTTACAAAACGTCTCTATGAAATCTATTCTAAGCTTCCCTGGTTTTTCATCGAAGATGTATGATGGATTATCTAGATCTTTAATCAATTGATCCAATTCAGTTTTTAGTTCCTGTCCCACAATGATATTGCCATTATCAATTTCATTATAATACTCGATTAAGTAGTTCATTCATTTGCTCTCTTAAGAAATTCGTCAAATGCATCATCTCCATCATCGACTTGTGTACCAAGAATGGTATTTAGCGTTTTAATGACAGTGCCATATGAATTTACAAGTTTTGTGTAGTACTTGGCTGCTTCAGTTTGGCGTTGAGTGCCTTTTGATGACACTTGAACTGCACCGTGTTTTTTTATCTGCTCTTGTAACTTATCAAGTTCCACTTTCATAAATGCAGCTTGATAAATTAAATTATCTACTAATTCTGTCTTTGATTCATCGACCAAAGAAAAAAGCGACTTTAATCGCTTGTATTCATTATTTATGCATTCTCTTATCAATTCAAACTCCACCTTATGATAGTTTCAATTTCTATTGCTCTTTTATCCAAAAATCTATTGGAACTTGAATATGCTCGTTGAACTCCTTGTAATAATGATTAATCAGATCTTTGACTTGTTTTTGTGCCTC